TCTATCAATTCAATGGATTAATATTAGATGAAATTAATAAAACACATGCTGCAGTTGCGAATGTAGGAATTGATTCTTATACTGTTGCAACTACACTTTCAGCTGAAACTGCTGGAACATTTGGTGGCAGTTCTATAACTGCAACACAAAACGCATTGTTTGATACCTTTAAAGTATTACTACCAACATTAGGATTTCCAGAAACTACATTAGTTCCAACTATTGAATCTACAACTGGAACAAGTCCAGATGGAACTCAAAGTTCGTTTACTAAATCAGGTACAGGATTACAGTTTGATTTAAATGAAAATTATTATTGTGATGAACCAAAAATTGTTGCATCTGGTATTAATGAAACAAATGAAATGTCTGGTGTTAAATCATTATCATTAAATTTTGTATTAAATAGTACGAGTGAATTTGTTTCACCATATGTTGATTTAGATAAAAAATCAATCGTTTGTGTTGCAAATAGAATAACAAATATAGATAGTTCATCTGATGTTTATCCAACAACCGATTTTGTTGATGCAATCGAACCAGAAGGCGATAGTGGAGAAACAGTTTATATAACTAAAAAGGTTGGATTAGATAGTCCTGCTACTGCGTTGAGAGTTGTTCTTGATGCACATAAACCTTCTACTGCTGATATTAAGGTTATGTTTAAAATTCTAAGGTCAGATGACGCATCTAACTTTGATGATTTGGGTTGGCAATATTTTAATACTACTGGAACTACTGATAATACAGTAAGTGCAAATACTACAAAAGATGATTTTACTGAATATCAATATACTGCAGGTAAAAAAGATGATGGTACAGGAAGTGCATTAGATGAATTTATTTCATTTGCAATTAAGATTAAAATGCAAGGAACAAATTGCGCTGATGTACCAAGAATAAAAGATTTAAGGGCGTTAGCACTAGCAACATAAAACTATGAGTGAAACAATACTTGATACAATACCAGTAAAAGATAAATCGGATTTATCAAGAGATGTTCATTCAAATGCGATTATTAACACGAATAGAAGTGCATATGAAATGGCAGTTAAAAGGTCAAAAGATGCAAAAAAACAAAGAGATGAAATTAAAGAAGCAACCAGAGAAATAAACGCATTAAAAACTGAAATGCAAGAAATTAAATCTCTTTTACTTAAATTAGCTAACACTCCTTAGTCGTTTATTAGTCCATCTTCTTTATAAATATAAACAAAGGAAGAATCAAATGGCAACACCAACAACAAAAGCAACATTTAAAGAATACTGTTTAAGAGCATTAGGACAACCAGTCATTGAAATTAATGTTGATGATGACCAATGTGATGATAGAGTTGAAGAAGCACTTCAATATTTTCAAGAATATCATTATAATGGTGTAGAGAGAGTTTTTCTTAAACACGTAATAACATCTGCAGATTTAACAAGAGGACAATCAAATGATAGTGCTGATACTGCAACAGATGATAAAGATGGTACAACAACTAGTGATTGGGTAGAAGGAAAAGGATTCTTACCAGTTCCAGATACAGTTTTATCGGTTGTTAAAGTTTTTGCTTTTGATGATAGTTCAACAAATAATATATTTGATGTAAGATACCAATTAAGATTAAATGATATATATGATTTTTCTTCTACAGAAGTTATGCATTATAAAATGACAATGCAACATTTATCTTTTTTAAATCAAATGTTAGTTGGAGAAATTCCAATAAGACATAATCAACATCAAAACAGATTGTATATAGATATGGATTGGACAAATGATATTTCTGCTGGTGAATATTTAATTATTGAAGCATATAGACAACTCGACCCAGATACTTATACTTCCATATGGAATGATTTATATTTTAAAAGATATGCAACTGCATTAATAAAAAAACAATGGGGAAATAATCTACTTAAATTCAGAGGTATGCAAATGTTAGGTGGTGTTGAAATTAATGGTGAGACCATTCTTGCTGAAGCAAAAGAAGAACTAGAAAAACTTCAAGAAGAAATAAAACTAGCATATGACGTACCACCAATGGTACAAATAGGATAGATAAATGGCACCCACAAATGTGTATTTTGATACTGGAACTCAATCAGAACAAGACCTTTACGAAGCTATAGCTATAGAACAAATAAAAATACAAGGTCAAGAAGTATATTATTTACCAAGAACTCTTGTAAAGGAAGATAATCTTTTTTTTGAAGATACTCTTTCTAAATTTGATGATGCCTATTTAATCGAAATGACATTTAACGAAGTTGAAGGTTTCGGTGGCGAAAAAGAATTAATGGGCAAATTCGGTTTGGAAATGAGAGAAGAATGTTCTTTTACAGTTTCAAGAAGAAGATTTGAAGAACTAGTTGGAACTGACTCTAATCTCATAGTTTCATCAAGACCAAATGAAGGCGATGCAATTTACTTTCCAACATTAAATAAAATGTTTGAAATAACATTTGTTGACCATGACGACCCATTCTATCAAGTACAAAATAGACCTACTTTTAGATTAAGTTGTAGAACATTTGAATATTCAAGTGAAATTATTGATACAGATATTAAAGAAATAGATGCTGTAGAAACAACATTTTCAAGAGATTCAATGCAGTATCAAGTTTCAATGGAACAAAGTGGTACATATACAGAAAGTTTCTTATTAGAAGATTCAACTGGTGGAGAGAACTTAGTATTAGATGGTACAGATGGTTCTAGTACAGATGCTGATAGTGATATTATTGGTGAAACTGAATTCTTATCTGGTGCAATACTCGCAGAAGATACCGAACAATCAAGAATTGATTATTTTGATAATTTTGGTTTATCATTTATCGTTGGAGAAAGAATTGTTGGTGCAAGTTCTGGCGCTATTGCATATGTGTTAGATACACTAGACCCAATGGCATATACTTTAATTACTGCAACAGAATTTACAGATGGTGAAACTTTTACTGGTCAAACAAGTCAAACCACAGCGAAAATAAAAGATTTATTAGGAACAAAACACTATATAGTTAAAGAGGATTATATAGTAGGAGACCAAAGTTCAGATTTTAAAGCACAAAATGAATATCTTAATACACTTGATGATACCATTTTTGATTTTTCTGAATCAAATCCATTCTCAGAAGGTGGATTATAGGAGTTATAAATTATGTTAGGGCAATCACAATTTTATCACGAAACAATTAGAAAACTAGTAGTAGCTTTTGGAAGTATGTTTAATGACATTCACTTAGTTCGTAAGAACAATGCTGGTGTTATTACACAAACTATGAAAGTTCCACTTGCATACGGGCCGAAACAAAAGTTTCTTGCAAGACTTAGACAAGATGCAACTTTAGATAACAAAGTTGCAGTAACTTTACCTCGTATTGGTTTTGAAATAACTGGTTTAACTTACGACCCAGCAAGAAAATTAAATCGTGTTCAAAAATTTAAAAAAGTTAAAAGTGGTACTGATAAAAAATTAGATACTCAATACATGCCTGTTCCTTATAATTTAGAATTTGCATTATCTATCATGTCAAAAAATAGTGATGATGGATTACAAATACTAGAACAAATACTTCCATACTTTCAACCAGATTATACTGTAACAATTAATGATAATATTGCAATGGATTCTAAAAGAGATATTCCTATTATATTAAATAGTATTAATTATGAAGATAGTTACGAAGGTGATTTTGCTTCAAGACGTTCTATAATATATAATCTTGCTTTCACATTGAAATTTTATTTGTATGGGCCAGTTACTTCATCAAGTGTTATCAAAACTGTACAAGTCGACCAATATGCAGACTTGCCTGATAAATCTCCTACAAGAGAACAGAGATATACAGTTACACCTGACCCAACAACAGCAGATGCTGATGATGATTTTGGATTTAATGAAACAACATCTTTTTATGAAGATGCGAAAGAATTTAATTCAACCACAGGCGCTGACGAATAAATACTTCTGTAGGATAACATTATGAGTATTGATGAAAAAATAAACGAAGCATTAGGTATTGTTGGCGATATAGAAACCTCTATGCCTGAAGATAATAAAGTTATTCCCCGACCATCTGGTGATGACGAAAAAGAAATTGACTACAAGTATAGTCGTGAAAATTTCTATAACCTAATTGAAAGAGGTCAAGATGCGATTGATGGTATTATCACTCTTGCAAAAGAATCAGAACATCCAAGAACATATGAAGTTGCTGGACAATTAATTAAAAATGTTGCTGAAGTAACAGAAAAATTAATGCAACTTCAAAATGATATGAAAAAATTAAAAGAAGTTCCTAGTAATGCACCAAAAAATGTAACTAACGCATTGTTCGTTGGTTCGACTGCTGAATTACAAAAAGCATTAACTGGAAAAGGAAGAATAATAGATGCCGACATTAGAAAGTCAGACAGTACAACTGACTAGTTTTTTATTGCCGTGGATTGGTATTTTAATTAGTGCCATTATTGCAATTATGTTTAAAGATTGGGCAACATCTTTAGCAAAAGGATTGCAATTTAAATGGAATCCTGCTTTTAATGAGGGCGATACAATTATTCTTGATGGTCAAGAAGGAATGATTGTTAAAATTGGTGCAAGAGAAACAGTCTTTAGTGTATATTCTGATAGTGGTTTGGTATGGAGATATGTTCCTAATGAAAGAATTGTATTTTTAAAATTAGAAAAAGTAATGAATCCTAATTTACATTTAGATACTGAAGAAGAAAAAGCAAAAAAATTACAAAGCATGATTGATATGTTGCAAGATGAAAAAATTATTGAGAACAAAAAAGATATAGAGCAATTGAAAAATGGCAAGTAACCACAGTCAAACTTATTTAAATAATCCTAACTTAAAAGCTGCCAATGTACAAGAGAATTGGACACCAGAAACAGTTAAAGAATACACTAAGTGTATGAAAGACCCACTCTACTTTATTGAAAATTATATCAAAATTATATCTCTTGATGATGGTTTAATACCTTTTGGTATGTATAAGTTTCAAAGGAACATGGTTAAAACTTTTCATAAGAATCGTTTTAGTATTTGTAAACTTCCAAGACAATCTGGAAAATCTACAACCATAATATCTTATTTGTTATATTATGTTTTATTTAATTCAACTGTTAATGTTGCTATTCTTGCAAACAAAGCTGCAACTGCAAGAGACATTTTAGGAAGATTACAACTTGCATATGAAAATTTACCTAAGTGGTTACAACAAGGTGTGTTACAATGGAACAAAGGTTCTCTTGAATTAGAAAATGGTTCTAAAATACTTGCTGCTTCAACAAGTGCTAGTGCAGTAAGAGGTGGTAGTTATAATATTATTTTCTTAGATGAGTTTGCATATGTTCCAAGTAATATCGCAGAACAATTTTTTAATTCAGTTTATCCTACGATATCTGCTGGTAAAAGTACAAAAGTAATTATAGTTTCAACTCCAAGAGGTATGAATATGTTTTATAAGTTGTGGGTTGATGCAACGAATAAAAGAAATTCGTATATACCAATAGAAGTTGGTTGGAAAGAAATTCCTGGCAGAACTGAAAAATGGAAAAGAGAAACTATACGAAATACATCAGAAGCACAATTTCAAACAGAATTTGAATGTGAGTTTTTGGGTTCTGTAAATACTTTAATATCGCCGTCTAAATTAAGACGACTTGCATATAAAAACCCAATTAAAACAAGTGCTGGATTAGATGTTCATGTAATGCCAGAAAAAGGACATAATTATATGTTGGTTGCAGATGTATCAAGAGGACTTGCAAATGATTATTCTGCATTTTTAGTTATTGATATAACAGAACTACCATATAAAGTTGTTGCGAAATATAGAGATAACGAAATTAAACCTTTATTGTTTCCAAATAAAATACATGATGTTGCAAAAGTTTATAACCAAGCATTTGTTCTTGTAGAAGTAAATGATATTGGAGACCAAGTTGCACATACATTACAATTTGATTTAGAATATGATAACATGTTAATGGCGACGATGCGTGGTCGTGCTGGACAGATACTTGGTTCTGGTCTTGGTGGTGGTGCTGGTAGGTCACAACTTGGTGTAAGAACAACAAAAGCTGTAAAGAGAATTGGTTGTTCCAATTTTAAAACATTACTAGAATCAGATAAATTTATTACAGAAGATTATGATTTAATAAATGAGATGTCAACTTTTATTATTCATGGAAGTTCATATGCTGCTGATGATGGTTGTAATGATGATTTAGTAATGTGTGCTATATTATTTTCATGGTGTACTACTCAACAATTCTTTAAAGAACTAACTGATATTGATTTAAGAAAAAGAATAAGTTTAGAATCATCAGACCAACTTGAAAATGATATGTTGCCATTTGGGTTTCTTCAAGATGGTTTTCAAGAAGATGATATCGGTGAAGAATTAGTAGATAATTATGGAACTCGGTGGTCACCTGTTATAAGAACAACTGAGGACTTTTAAATAAATTCTATTAAGTCATTATCTATTTTCAACCAACAATTAGAACAAACAATTTTACATTCGGATAATAATTCTTTAATTTCTTCTCTACTTGTTTCGTTCAGTCCTTTTCTTTTAGAAAGTTTTTTAATTTTTGCATCATGTGGATGAAATTTAAGACATATTGATTCACTTTCACCACAATGTTTACATGCTTTGCCAACTAGATATTCATTTAACCATTGAACACGTTTATAATAGTTTCTTCTTGCGACTTTTTTAATGGTATCTTTATACTTATTGTAATGATTATTACTCATAAACATATTTATATGTCTTATCACATATAAAATGTATTTTTTAGGAACATCAATTTTATAAATATTAACGAAATCGAAAAGATTTTATGATATTTAAATATTATAAATTTAAATAAAAGGAGACATAGACATGGGATTTTTAGTTTCTCCAGGTGTACAAGTTAATGAAATAGATTTAACTAATGTTATTCCTGCTGTTTCTACGTCCATTGCTGCAATTTCATTGCCTGCACAAAAAGGACCAGTAGAAGAAGTGGTAGACATTACTTCTGAACAAGAACTCGTACAAACTTTTGGAAAACCAAACGGTAGTAATTTCGAACCTTTCTTCGTTGCTGCCAACTTTCTTAAATATGGAAACGCATTAAGAGTTGTAAGACCAACATCAGCTATAGTAAATGCTGCTGTAAGTGGTACAAAAGTACTTGTTAAAAATGACGACCATTATCAAGAAAACTATTCAGGTGGTGAAGGCAATGTTGGCGAATGGGCTGCGAGAACTCCTGGAACATGGGGTAACTCACTAGGTGTTTCAATTTGTCCAAGTGCAACTGCATTTGAAGAAAACATAGGTTCATCTAACTTGACAGTTGGTGAAGATGCTGTTGGCGCAACATCAATTCTTGTTGACGATGGTACTGCATTTAATGTAGGCGATTTAATATCATTCTCAACTGCTGACGCATCAAGTACTGCAACTAACTTTGCTCACATTAGTGGAGATGAAGGTAATGAATATGAAATTACTGCAATTTCCACACATACTTTAACAGTTAGATTAGATGGTGACGCAAATGGTGGTGGTGTAAAAGCCATTGTTCCAGATAATACATTTATTCGTAGACGTTGGAGATGGTATGATTTATTCGCTACTGCTCCAGGCACATCTGCATGGTCAACCGAAAATGGTCGTGGTTCAAATGATGAACTACACGTAGTCGTATATGACACAACTGGTGATATTACTGGAAATGATGTTGACGTTGCTGGTCAAAGAGCAGCTTCAGTTATTGAAACTTATTCAGGGTTATCAAAAAACTCAGCTGCAAAAACAGCACAGGGTGGTACTAATTACTATCCAGATGTTATTTTTACACAATCACAATTTGTTTACTGGATGGACCACAATTCAAGTGGCTCAAACTGGGGTACAGATACAACTACAACATATACTGCTGTAAACTCACCAACTTTAAACTCACTTACAGGTGGTACTGATGATTATTCAGTAACAATCGGCGAACATACAATCGCTTATGATAGATTTAAAGACGCTGAAACAGTAGATGTTAATTTAATTTTAGGTGGAAAGACACCAGATGATGCAACAAATGGTGATACATATGGTACAATGTTAATCGACCTTTGTGAATCAAGGAAAGATTGTATTTGTTTCATCTCGCCTGCAAGAGCAGACGTAGTAAACGTATCAACTGCATTAACACAAACTGATAATGTTAAAACATATTTTGACACATTACCATCTTCATCTTACGCAGTATTTGATAGTGGTTACAAATATATGTACGACAAATACAATGATGTTTATAGACATGTTCCATTAAATGGAGATGTTGCTGGAACTTGTGCAAACACAGATATAGTGACTGACCCTTGGTTCTCACCTGCTGGATTCAACAGGGGACAAATCAGAGGTGCAGTAAAACTTGCATACGACCCAAAACAAGCACATAGAGATACTCTTTATAAAGCAAGAATCAATCCAGTAGTTAATTTTTCTGGACAAGGTGTGCATTTATTTGGAGATAAAACTGCATTAACAAAACCAAGTGCATTTGATAGAATCAACGTAAGAAGATTGTTTATCGTTCTTGAAAAAGCAATTGCAACTGCTTCTAAGTTCCAACTCTTTGAATTCAATGATGAATTTACAAGAGCACAATTTAGAAATTTAGTTGAACCATTTTTAAGAGACGTACAAGGTAGACGAGGAATTACAGACTTTAGTGTAGTTTGTGATGCGTCAAATAATACAGGAGAAGTTATTGACAGAAATGAGTTTATTGCCGATATATACATTAAACCAGCAAGGTCAATTAACTTCATCACACTAAATTTCATAGCAACAAGGACTGGTGTCGCATTTAGCGAAGTCGGTGGTTAATAGGAGAGAACAATGGCAACATTAGACGAATTTAAAGCTCAGTTAATCGGCGGCGGTGCTAGACCTAACCAGTTTAGAGTTACACTAACGCCACCATCTGGGATTGTAATAGGATTAGATGTAAGAAGAACATCTTTTCTTATTAAAGCAACCAACTTACCAACACAAAATATAGGTGAGATACCTGTACCATTTAGAGGTAGAACACTTTATATGGCAGGTGATAGAGCAGAATTTGATGCATGGTCAACAACTATCATCAATGATACTGACTTTATGGTAAGAAATGCAATAGAAAGATGGATGAATGGTATCAATGACCTAGAACAGAATACTGGTGTTATTGATGTAGCTGATTATCAAACAGATGCAACTGTAGAACAACTTGATAGAGATGATACTGTGTTAAAAACATACATCTTTAGAGGACTATGGCCACAAACTTTAGGTGCAATAGAATTAAGTCATGATTCTGCAAATACATTAGAAGAATTTGAATGTACATGGAGATATCAACACTTTGTAGCATCTGGAGTAAACTTCTAATTTAGTCTTACTAAATAATAACAGTAAGAAAAATAGAAGGCAGGTAATATACAATGGCAGAACTTTTTGGGTTCAAAATTACCAGAGCTAAAGAAGAAGAAGGCAGTCGTGACGGATTCACGACTCCCTCTTCTGATGATGGGGCGATTGAAGTCTCTGGCGCTGGACATTTTGCATCAGTATTAGACTTAGAAGGCAAAACTAAATCAGACGATGATTTAATTCGTAAATATCGTGATATCGCACAACAATCAGAGTGTGATATGGCAGTAGAAGATATTGTTAACGAAGCAATCGTCGCCGATGAAGCAGACCAATCAGTAGCACTTATTTTGGAATATGTTCCTGTTCCAGAAAATATCAAAGTAAAAATAAGAGAAGAATTTGATAAAATTTTAAGTCTTTTATATTTTCAAAATAAAGGACATGACATTTTTAGAAGATGGTATGTTGATGGACGACTTTATTATCATATGATAATAGATAAATCTAATCCAAAATTAGGTATCAAAGAAGTAAGATATATCGACCCACGCAAAATTAAAAAAGTAAGACAAGTAAATAGAGAAAAAGATAATAAGACTGGAGTCGACCATGTAAAAAATGTAGATGAGTTTTATGTATATAATGAAAAAGGATTACAACAAGGTGTTGGTTCAACTGGTGTTCAAATTGCTGCTGATTCAATTGCATATTGTACATCTGGACTAGTAGACCAAAACTCTAATAGAGTACTTTCACACTTACATAAAGCAATTAAACCTGTCAATCAATTAAGAATGATTGAGGATGCTTTGGTTATTTACAGAATATCAAGAGCACCAGAAAGAAGAATTTTTAGAATTGATGTAGGAAACTTACCTAAAGTAAAAGCAGAACAATATCTTCGTGATGTAATGAATCGTTACAGAAATAAACTTGTATATGATGCTAGCAGTGGTGAGATTCGTGATGGTAGAAACCATCTGTCAATGTTAGAAGATTTCTGGTTACCAATCAGAGAAGGTGGTAGAGGAACAGATGTTCAAACTTTACCCGGTGGACAAAATCTTGGGGAAATTGAAGATATTAAATATTTCCAAAAAAGATTGTATCGTTCATTAAATGTTCCAGTTTCAAGACTTACTGAAGAATCGCCGGGAACAGTAGTTGGTGCTGGTAGGTCAAGTGAAGTAACAAGAGATGAATTAAAATTTACAAAATTTGTCCAAAGATTAAGAAAGAAATTTACAGGGTTGTTCCTTGAAATGTTAAGAACACAATTAATATTAAAGGGAATAATTAATGATGAAGATTGGCAATTAATGAAAGAACGTGTCAACTTTAATTTCATAAAAGATGGACATTTCTCAGAATTAAAAGATGCAGAATTATTACAAAATAGAATAGATACTCTTGATAGAATGCAATCATATATCGGAACATTTTATAGTAAAACTTATGTACAAAAATATGTTTTACGAATGAGTGATACTGATATAGCAAGAATGAAAGATGAAATTAAACAAGAAAGTGGCGAAGGCGACCTTAATGTGCCAGATGGTAGTGATGGTGTTACAAGATATCCAACTCTGCCTCCAGGTTCTACTCAGATTGATATGACAAAAACTGATGACGATGATGAAGAGGAAAATGGAGATACGCAACAACCACCACAAGATGAACCAGAAAATGAAGGAGAATTATAATGAGTGAAGAAGTTCAAAAAATAGTTGATTCTGTTAGAACAGGGAACAACATAGAAGCACAAAAAAACTTTAAAGATGCAATGACAGCAAAAGTTGGAGACGCACTTGAAGTTCGTAGACAGGAAGTTTCAAGTACTATAGTTAAAACAATTGTTCCTGAAGATAGTGTGGATGATAACGTAAATGAAGAATAAAAACTTCGAAGTTTTTATTTCTCAGATATCTGAGAAAGATGAACATAAAAAAACTAAAGGATATAAAAAGCTTTCTCCAAAAATGAAGAATGCTGTGGATAATATTATGAAAAAAATGAACGATAAACCACAAAATTTCCTAAATAGTTTTGATAAGAGTATAAAAGATACTGCAACAAAATTTAAAGTAACAAAAAACGAACTTATGGATTATTTTGAAAAAGAATTATTTGCAGTAATGTAAGGATAAAAAAAAATGGCAGTAACAAATCAAACATTAATCGATACAAGTTTTAAAACTGTTATCAAAACAGTAAGCGATAACGCAGCGAATAGTGCAGTAAGCATTTTAGATGCCTCTGCAATAAGTCTTGCAGATAGCAATCCTAGAGTATCTATTGCAAAAATATGGTACTCTATTGAAGCTGCAAGTGGTGGTGTTGAACTTTTATGGGACGCATCATCAAATATTCAATGCGTGATTTTAGCAGGAAATGGTACTTATGGTTATACTTCTGGACAACCAGCATTAGTTAATAACGCTGGTAGTGGAATTACTGGAGATGTTTTAGTTACAAATGCAACTGGTACATTTACTTTAATTACAGAATTTCATAAAGTATCTGGTTATAGTAATACCATATAAGAGGGATAATTAAATGGGATTAAAACTAATATCAGAAAATTTAGAAGAAGTACAATACATTACTGAAGAAAATGAAAAAGGTGAGAAAGAATATAAAATAAAAGGTATATTCATGCAAGCTGATGTTAAAAATCGGAATGGTAGAGTATATCCTTTTGATATTCTAAAGAAGGAAGTTTCTAATTATAATAAGAACTTCACAAAAGAAAAAAGAGCATTCGGTGAATTAGGACACCCAGACGGTCCGACTGTAAATCTTGAAAGAGTTTCACATATGATTACAGATTTGTATCCAGATGGTAAGAACTTCATAGGAGAAGCGAAAATCATGGATACACCAATGGGTAAAATTGTCAAGTCGTTGATGGATGAAGGTGCTAAACTTGGAGTATCTAGTCGTGGACTGGGTTCTCTACAACAAAAAAACGGTGCATCATACGTTAAGGATGATTTTTACCTTGCAACTGCTGCTGATATCGTTGCCGACCCATCTGCTCCAAATGCTTTCGTAGAAGGCATTATGGAAGGAAAAGAGTGGATTTGGGATAACGGTATATTACAAGAAGCAGAAATTGCACAACATAAATTGGAAATTGAGAAAGGAATTCGTTCAAGAAACGCAAACATCAAAGCATTGGAGTTTGCAAAGTTTCTCAAAAAACTTTAATTTATAAATATTAATATAAAAAAAACAGGAAAAAGGAGATTTCCAAATGGCTGAAATAGAAAAATCAATTGAGGAACTTGAACAAGAAGTAATGGCTGAATTACAAGCCGCTGATGCTTCTGATTCTGCAGTTAATGACATTCACGAAGAAGAAGTAATTGCTGAGAAAAAAGCTCCGAAAAATGAAACAAAAGAAGTAGAGGACCTAGGTCCTGCTGTTACATCTCCAACTGACGCTAAATCTGCATCTGCAAAATCTGGTGAAAAAACAAAACAAACAAGTACAGCACAAACAAAAGGTGCTGCACCTGCTGATAAACCAGAAGTATTAAAAGCAGCAGATATGTTAAAAGCTATATCTGATAAATTAAGTAAAGCAGATGAAAAGAAGTTAGTAGCGATGTACAATAATATCGTCAAAGAAGCAATGGATAATGATGAAGATGACGAAGATGACGATACTAAAAAAGAACTTGCAAAAGCTAAAAAAGAAGCAACGGAAAAAAGAATTAAGGAAATCAAAGTCAAAGAAGACGTTGATGCCCTAATATCTGGAGAAAACGAACTTTCAGATGAATTCAAAGACAAAGCTTCTACAATTTTTGAAGCTGCTGTAAAATCAAAAGTCAGAACAGAAATTGAAAGACTAGAAGATGAATACTCTAAGGAACTTACTGAACAATCTGATAAAGCAAAAGATGAGCTCGTTGAAAAAGTAGATTCTTATCTTGACTATGTAGTTCAAGAATGGATGAAAGAAAACGAACTTGCAATTGAAAGAGGATTAAAAGGTGAGATTTCAGAAGACTTTATTGCTGGTCTAAAACAATTATTCGAAGACCATTATATAGATGTTCCTGACGAAAAATACGATGTGTTAGAAGCTCAATCCAAGAAAATTGAAGAACTTGAAGAACAACTCAATTCACAAATTGAGAAGGACAAAGAACTTCATTCAGAAATTGGCGAACTGACAAAAGATTCTATCATAAAAGATGTATCTGACGATTTAGTCGATACAGAGGTAGAAAAGTTCAAAGGTCTTGTTGAAGATGTTGATTACTCAGATGCTGAAAGTTATAAATCAAAACTTGAAACATTAAAAGAATCATATTTTCCAAAAAGAACTGAAGAACAAAGCACAAATGAAATATCAGATGACGAACCCGTTAATGAGGTAGAAACATCTGGTAAGATGGCTGAGTATATGTCTGCTATCAGTAAAACTCATGAACGTGCAAAATAATAATAAAGTAAGTGAAATATATTGATGGAAGTAGAGACATATACTAAAATAAAGTAAAATTTAAAAAGGAGAAACGAAAAATGTTTCAATCAAACAATTTACAAGAAAAGTGGCAGCCAGTCCTTGAACATCCAGATTTGGGTGTAATCAATGACCCTTATAGACGTGCTGTTACTACTGTTATTCTCGAAAACCAAGAAAAAGCGTTAAGAGAAGATAGAAGCTTTTTAAACGAAGCTGCGCCAGCTAACTCAACTGGTACTAACGTAGATAATTGGGAGCCAATCCTAATTTCATTAGTTAGACGTGCTATGCCTAACTTGATTGCATATGACATTTGTGGTGTGCAACCAATGACAGGCCCTACTGGTCTTATTTTCGCAATGAGAAGTAGGTCAGTATCACAAACTGGTGCTGAAGCGTTAGTTGACGAAGCTGATTCTGGTTTGTCAAACGATGACGCTGCTGGTGATTTAACATCATCTGCTGCTACTGGAAGCAACCCTGCAACTCTAAACGATTCACCATCTGCTGGTACATACTTAGCACCAGGCGGTATGACTACTGCACAAGGTGAAGCATTAGGAGATGCAGCTGCAAATGCTTTCGCAGAAATGGCTTTCTCAATTGAGAAACAAACTGTTACTGCTAAATCCAGAGCATTAAAAGCTGAATATTCTATGGAACTCGCACAAGACCTTAAAGCAATTCATGGTCTTGACGCTGAAACTGAGCTTGCAAACATTCTCTCTGCAGAAATACTTGCAGAAATAAACAGAGAAGTTGTAAGAACAATTTACATTGTTGCTAAAAAAGGTGCCCAAGTTAACACTACTACTGCTGGTATCTTTGACTTAGACACAGACTCTAATGGTAGATGGTCAGTTGAAAAATTCAAAGGACTATTATTCGCTATCGAAAGAGATGCCAACGCTGTTGGTCAACAAACAAGGAGAGGAAAAGGAAACATAATTATTTGTTCTGCTGATGTTGCATCTGCACTACAAATGGCAGGTGTCCTTGATTACACTCCAGCATTAAACTCTAATCTTAATGTTGATGATACTGCAAACACATTTGCTGGTACATTAAACGGAAGATATAAAGTTTATGTTGACCCATATGCTGCAAACGTATCTGCTTCACAATACTATGTGGTAGGTTACAGAGGTAGTTCACCTTACGATGCTGGTATCTTCTATTGTCCATACGTACCACTACAAATGGTAAGAGCAGTTGGAGAAGATACTTTCCAACCAAAAATTGGATTCAAAACAAGATATGGTATCACAGGTAACCCATATGCTTCAGGTGTACTTGCATCTGGAACTGCTGCTGGTGATGTCGGCGCATTAGACGCAAACGATAACGTGTACTATCGTAGAGTCAAAGTAACAAATTTAATGTAACTAACCTTATGTATTACATTAGTTTGTTCCTTGCAACTTACGCAAGTAAACGAAACTGCAAGAGAGGGAACTTTAGTTCCCTTTTTTGTTACCACTAAATACATAAGATAAATAATATTATAAATAGTTATATGAAAGAAAAGCACAAACATCATATCATTCCACGACACGCAGGTGGAACTGATAACCCAGAGAACATTGTTGAACTAACAATAGAAGAACATGCAGAAGCACACAGAAAACTATATGAAGAACATGGTAGATGGCAAGATGAGTTAGCATGGAAAGGTTTATCTGGACAAATAGGTAAAGATGAACTGATACAGGAAATGTATAAATGGCGAAGAGGTCATGATAGACCACATACAGGCGATTTAAGGAGATTTGGAATGGCAAATAAAGGAGTACCACTTAAAGAAGAACATAAGAAAAAAATAGGACAAGGACTTAAAGGTAAAGTTAATACACAAAACCAAAAAGATTTAGTTGCAGATGCAAACTCTATGAAATGGATAATCCATGAGTTATCTACAGATAAAAAGTTTACAACATATAATCTAAATGAGTTCGCAAGAAAACATAATCTTGGAACTGCTTGGCAGGGAAACGCAATTAAACATGGATATAGCAAAGGATATAAAGTAAAAAGATTATCTCTAACCAAATCAACTCCAACATCTGGATATCGTACAAAAGGTAAAGGAAAGTGATTAAACATATTATAATTTTATTGTTATTATGTAC